CTAAGATACCATTCTTCTCATTAGTTTTAACTAGGTCAGTCTGGAAGACATCACCAGCAAATATAATCCTTGAGTCTTGTCCTACCCTAGTGATTATACTATCTAACTCATGGAAGTTCAAGTTCTGTGACTCATCAACCAATACAATAGCATTGTCTAATGTAGTACCACGTATGAATGAGGTAGACCAGAAAGATATAGTCTCTTGATGCTTGAGGTTTTCATACAGCATATCAAATGCATTATCATCAGGCATCTTAAACATGCTTTTAACCATGTTCTTGTATGGTATCTGATATAGTAATGCCTTATCATCATGGTCACCAGGTAGGAAACCAATCTCTCTTGTAGATACTAACGACCTAACAATATATAATTTCTGATATGGATTAGTATCTGATAATATGTCCTTGATTGCAAGATACATTGCAACAAATGTTTTACCAGTACCAGCACAACCATAGGTGAAGAGATTCTTACCCTTCTCCCACTCATCATACATTGCTACTTGATTTTCAGTTAGTGGTGTGATATCAAGAAGGAAGTTATTATTAATAGGTTTCTTCCTCTTCGCTACCCTCTTTGTAGGTTGTCCGTTAGCTTTAGTAGTAGCCATCACCAACCCCTCACTCGTGAACCTGGTTGCTTCTGAACTTTGTTCTTCATAATATCAGCCCATCCTGGATGTGTTTTAGTCATTTTATCACGCCACTCTCCTACCTCACCAACACCAGCACAACCTTTAGACCAGTCTTTATCCCAGTCAGGATTGTCCTTCTTCCATTGATCGTACTCTTTCATAGACATTACAAGTTCTTTAGTCTCTCCTGTCTCTTTATGTTTTAGTGGATATGTTGGCATGTTTAAAAGTAATTGTGGTCGGTAGTGTCTAGTCCTGTTAAAGCTTTGTCTTTAAAGACAATATTAAAACTAAGACTTATTCGTTCATGATCTGTTTCATTTGCTTCAGTAGAATGATCTAAGATAGCTGGCCATAAACCAAGGACACCATTCTTAAGAGGGATAGAACAATCAGAAGCAGTCATTATTGAATAGATGTAGTTTCCTACAAAATATCTGTTGGGACTTTTGATTTTAATCACTCCATCTTTACCATTAGTGTCCAAATAATATACTCCAGAGACATCACTATCACCATGATTGTGGTGAGGTGCATATCTCAGGTGAGTGGTCTTAGTAAACCAAGACTCACTTATATAATATTTACTAGTTCTATGGAATTCAACTTGTACTGGTTTACCGTCCTTGAGTCCAGTCTGTGCGTTCTCGACAGCTTTTATATACTGTCTAACAGCATGGTCTAAGTAACTAAGAAAATACTTACAGTTATATGCTTTAAGAAGATCACCTCTAAAAAATTTATCAT